GTCATCGAGTTCGATCCGGGTGAGGTTAAGCAACTCGGCGAGCTTCACGTTCCCACCTCGCGTAGACCTTCTGGATCGCCTGGAAGACGCTCTCGGGGTCGATCGAGAACGCGCACATCGCTGCCCCGGAGTTCTCTTCGGTCGGGCACCACTGGTCGTTGTAGTGCAGCCGGTGGCACGGGTAGCACTCGACCTTCTCGTGCGGGAGCATCGGGAAGGAGTTCTTCCAGTGCTTGGTCAGGTTCTCGCGGCTCGAGTGCGACAGCAGGCACACCTTGGCGACGCCCTCGTCGAAGGCGACCGCGTTCAAGACCCCGGTCTCCGGGCCGACGACCATGTGCATCGTCTGCGCCAGGGCGAGCGTCCTGCGGATGTCGAGGTTCCCCGACTCGCGGATGACGCGGGGTTCGAGTTCCCAGCCCTGTTCTAGGATCTGGCAGGCGAGGTCGCCCACGAGCACGAACTTGGCCTTCGGCAGGCGCAGCAGCACCTTGGCGATGACGCTGTCCTGCCAGGGGTAGAACTTGTGGATCGAGGATCCGGCCAAGGCCCACATGATCGCGAACGAGTCGCCGAAGTGGGTCTCGAGGTACTGGTCTCGCCACTCGCGTTCCGCGGCGTCGGGGTAGAACTTCGCCTCGGACTTGTAGGGCACCTGGGCGATCTCGGCGCAGAACTCGCCGTAATTCACGCCCAGGTACTTGCGGCGCATCTCGGCCGGCCAGGAGTGGTTGATGCGGCCCGGGATTGCCAGCAGCGTGCCCTCGACCGACTCGGACAGGTTCACGAAGCGGTCGAAGCGCGACCTCCAGGCGTTCCAGTAGTCGGTGAGTTCGAGGTTCGGGACTTGGTCGTTGTCCTGAATGATCCACTCGTCGACGTGCGGGTCTTCCTTGAGGATGTTCTGCCCCTTGGGCGTCGTCATAAACGTGACGTGGTAGCCCTGGCGCTTCAACCCCGGGAGGATGTTGGCGGCCTGCAGTTGGTCGCCGAACCCGCCGTAGCGCACGACGCACGCGGCTTTCTTCGGCCGCTCGCTCAGGTGGATCTCCTGCAGCGTGCCGCCGGTCTTGCGGAACACCTGAAGGAAGGAATACTCGACCCACTCGTGCCGGACCTCGTTGAGGATCAACTCCCAGCCCGGGCACGCGCGCATCGCCTGGACGATGTCCTCGTTGCGGAAGTCGTGCTTGTGGTCGGTGTTGGCGCCCGGGTGGCCGATGTTCGGGTAGTGGTCGGCGTGCGGCAGGTACAGCACCAGATGGCCGCCGACCTTGAGCACGCGCCACCATTCCTTGAGCGCCGCGACGTGGTCTTCGATGTGCTCGAGCAAGTGGCTCGAGAAGACGAAGTCCTGCGAGGCGTCCTCGAACGGGAGCTTGGTGGCGTCGTCGACGCGCACGTCAGGATCGAGCGGGATGCCGAAGAGTTCGGTGTCCTTGCACGAGTCGACGGTCGTCCAGTGGGGAAAGCAGCGCTGCGGGCCGGCACCGACGTCCAGACCCTTGCCTCGCGTGTACGGAACGACGAGGTAGCGGATCTTGCCGGATTCGTTGCCCTGGGGGTCGTCAGGTCGCCAAACCATCGCCGGACTCCTCCATCTCGGCCTCCACGCGGGCCTCGAGTTCGGCCCGGGGAGTCTTGGTTCGGCGGCGATCGGCGGAACCGACCTCGTTGTCGTGGACGTCGAAGAGCACGCCGTCCTGCTCGTAGGCAGCGGCGCCCCCCGACGGGAGGATGATCCCGTAGGCGCGGGACCGATCGAGCCGGCGCATCAGTCGCGATCTCCCGGCGTCCCCTCGTCGCCCGGCGTGCGGTCGAACATGGGGTCGGGCGAGGTCTTCGCCGAGCCGCGGCGATTGGTCGCGTCGCGCTCCAGGCTCATGCCCTCGGTCGCGACGTTGCCGGCGACGCCGGTCGACGTGCCGCGGTCGGGCATCGCCTTGGTGTCGCCCTGCAGTTCCCCGTTGGGGACGTACATGTCGCCTTTCATGCTCACCTCTCGAAGCCGTTCGGCCAGTTCGGGGGTTGCCCGGAGTCCGGGAAGTCCTCGAAGCCGGTGAACTGGTTGTCGGGCTTGGCGAAGCCACGGCGCATGGCCGTGGCGTTCGTCGGAAGCTTCCCGGACACCATGCCGACGACGTCCGCGGACGGGAGGTCCGGGAGGTCGTCGGGGGTGGTGCGCGCGTCGTCGATCTTGCGCATGGTCAGTCGTTCAGTTGCACGACGAGTTGAACAGCGGCCTGGGCGGTCGCGGAGTTCGCGGCGCCCTTCAGTTCGATGAAGCTGCCGGCCGGCACCGATGCGTTGATGGCGGTCGCGGTGACCACCGAGCCCGCGGTGTTCGTGCCCACCGCCAACGTGCCGACCGAGGTCGTGCCGTTGAGGATGTCGAACTTCGCGTTCGCGTTCGTGCCCGCGGTCACGATGACCGCGTGGACCGCTTTCAGGACCGTGGCCCGGTAGCGGTAGAACTTGTTGATCGTCGCCGAGGCGGCGCCGGTTTGGATGCCGGCGTCGATGGTCTCTTCGCCGTGAGAGGTGTCGTCGTAAGCCATGTGCTCGTTCCCCTGAATAGCGGGGAGGGGTTACCCCCTCCCCTGCCGGCTTACGCCAGCGAGTCCCACTTGACGATGCGCGCGTTCGCGACGTCGCCGACCGGGTGAACGATACCAAAGCCCCCCAAATAATACCACGCGATCCCGCGCGAACGACCGAAGTCGGTCGGGATCTTGCCGCGCATTTCCTCGGGGACCGCGATCGCTTCCGCGACCGTGTCATTGCCGAAGAAGTAGGCCCAGTTCGACTTGTTCTGGCCCCAGGATTCCTTGGCGATGTTGGTCTGCTCGACGAAGCGGGTGTTCTCGTAGCGCCCGATCTCGCCGTTCAGGATCATCTGGAACCCTTCCGGCGTGTACTTGTGGATCGCCTCGAGGTCGTTCTTCAGGCCGCGGAACGTCGACGGGTGCGCGATCGCAGCGTAGTCGTCGCCCATGTAGGGCGGGATGTTCCGCTCCTTCATGGCGTCGACGATCGTCTTGACGTGCCCCGAGAGCAGCGCGATCGTGTTCGTGCCGGTCGCCGTGCCGTTCGTGTAGAGCGTGCCCGTGACCGTGTCGGTCGTCGCGACGAAGCGCAGCGGGGTCTTGTTGAACTCCGCGTTGGCGGCGATGTCGAACGCCTTCTTCGCGTCGTTCTTGAGCACCTTGTCGATGATCTCCGTGACCGGGTGCTCGGACAGGTCGTCGAGCTTGCCGGTGTACGGCACGCTGTTGCCGTACTCGTTGATCGTCAGGGTGCCCTGCGTGATCGTGAAGTTGGTTTCGGGCATCGTCGTGGTCTCCACGAGGGTCGTGCCCTGCGTGACCACGTTCGAGTAGACGTTCCAGTGGTAGACGTCGCCCTTGCCCTTGCCCTGGCCCGCCGCGTCCTTGACGTCGGCGAACTGGCGGAACTTGACGAGCGGCTGCACGGCGTACCGCAGCACGCGCGACAGGCGTTGCGAGTACATGTACCCGCCGAGGGAGTTGGTTGCCCAGAGTTGACCGGCCATGATTCACCTCAAACAGAAAAGTGGTTGCGTCTCAGCGCCCCGCCTTCTGCAAGCTCCCGATCGTCGGATTTCGACGCGCGGCCATCTCTCGGATGATCGACGCGCGATCGTCTTCACTCGACTCGGGAGACGTCGCAATCGTCGCGGCGCTCACCGTTCGGCTGGGCGGGTTGTCCAGCGCAGCCTTCCTCGCAGCCAAGTCCTGAGTTCGGCGAGTGGTTGTCGGTGGTTCCGGGGCGGTCTTCTCGGCGGCCCATCCGATCTCCTTGTAGAGCGCTTCGCCGGCCTTCATCAGGGATTCCCTGAAGTTGTTGCCTTGCGTGGCGAACTCGTTGAAGAGTTCGTCTGCGCGCCCCTGGACATACGGGTGCTGGGCGACCTTCGGATACGCTCCGAAGAACTCCTTCAATGCACTGTCTTCCTCCAACTTCCGCGTCACGACCTGGGCAACTTCGTCGGTGTTCACGGTCGGCGCCGCTTTGGGCGCCGGGTGGGCGAGCACCGCTGCCAGTTGCTTGGCCGCCGCGTCCTCGTCGCCGTTGAAAACGGCTTGGAGGGCGACTTTCACCTTGGCGATCGTCTCTTCGGATGGATCTGCCGGAGGTGACGGGGGAATTTTCGCTGGTGTTTCCGAGCGCAACGCCTGGGCCTGACGAAGGATCTCGTTGGCTTCGTTCAGACGTTGGGTGGCCGCGGCGCTTTTCTGCGCATCGCGCACCAGTTGCTCGAGCGACGTCTCGGTCTCGACGCCGTTGACCTTGAGCTTGACCTTGCGGGCCAGCATCTCCGCGGGGACGTAGGCGTCGTCGTCCGCGAGCGCCGCGGCGACTTGCTCGTCCTGCGGATCGACGGTCTTCTCGTCCGACTTCTCGTCGGTCTTCTCGGCGAAGTCGTGCCCGGTCTCGGTGGTGATCTCGGCTTCGCGCTTGGCCGCGATCTGATCGACGATCGAAAGCCTGGACTGGTTGATGGACGAGTCCGGGTCTCCCTGCTCGGTGTTGAGCGGGGTGGTTTCGTCAGCCATTGAGTTCCCTGTGGTTTAGTCCTCCTGTTCCAATTGCTGAAGGCGTTCGTGAGCAGAAAGCGCCTGGGTGATGGCTTCTTCGAGCCACTGGTCGATCTGGTCGATGACGAGGATGCGGTTCTGGACCGCTCGAATGGCCTTGGGGTCGTCTGGGTCGACGTGGGCCAGGGTCTCGAGCAGTTCCGCGCGGTAGGTGTCGTGCTTGTCTCGGAGGTACTTGCCCACGGGGCCGTCGAAGAACTCGGCGACTCTCACGCCCAGCGCGACCTGGGCGTCCAACTGCTCGAGTTCGCTCATCGGCGGACCCCGTCAGCGGCCGGCGTCTCGATGCCCGCTGCGGCCCCCACGTCGGGCTGCTGCGGGCTCGGCGGCAGGTTGGGATGGGTGTTCCCCCCGGGCATGAAGCCGACGCCCGTCCTGGGGTCGTAGACGTCGCCCTGCGTGAGCGCGGGGTCCGGGGCTGCAGGAGCCGGGAGGTTCGGGTCGACGCCCGGTTGCGGCGTGAACCCGGAGTCCTTGAGCATGATGTCGGCGATCGGCGCGATCGACGGGACCGAGGCGACGACTTGGCCGGCCTGCATCGCGGAGTACATCGACTGCACGAGCTTGAGGACGGTGTCGGCGGCTTTCTTCGAGACCTCGGCGTCGATGAGGCGCTGGGGCATCTTCATCTCGAGTTGCTGCTGCAGGCCCGTGACCTGATTGCGCAGGTACAGGATGGTCGGATCCTCTTCCTGCCAGTCGAAGAACCTCGAGCCGTCCCTGTACCCGATCATCGCGAAGATTTCCTTGGCGACTTCCTTGACGTTCAACCCACGCTGTTCAAGGGTGCCGTCCGACAGGAGGTTCTTGATCGAGTTGAACGCGAAGAGGGCGAGGTTGGCTTTGTCCTGGGGGTTGGTCGCCTGCATGGCGACGTTCACGTTCAGGTTCACGTCCAGATCCCAGATCCAGTCGCCCAATTCCTCGGGTTGGAGTCCGGCCATCTGCACGGCCATCGTGACGATGCGGATGTCGTCCTCGTAGAAGCGCTCGAGTTCGACGAGTTGCTGCAGCGTGGGCTCGACCCAGGTCTCGATGAAGGTGCGAAGCCGGTAGGCGTCGACCACGTTCTGGTTCATCTGCAGGATGTTCATCCCGCCGACGGTCTCGTTCAGTTTCCGGTTGGACGCGACCGAGGACTGCGCCATGCCCCCCACGACGTCGTCGAAGTCCAGATTCAGGCGGTCCTGCTCCTGATACGCCGAGGACGTGACGTCGGGGGTTTCGACGACCCGGACGTCCTTGTCGGGATCGTCCAGCAGGGTCACGGAGCCCGGCATGTTGCGCACGAGCGAGGCGAGGTCGACTTGCTTGTTGCGCTTGGCGAAGTAGCGCTTGTTCAGCACGAACGAGACGTTGTCGATGCGCTGGTTCGCGAGGTCATTGGCCTCGCGTTGGATGTCCCTTGCAAGTCTCGTGGACGACGACGGGTAGTTGCGATGGGCTTCGATCGTGGAGAAGCCGATCACGAACGGGCGTCCCGTGGGGTACTTGGTGTCCAGGGGAACGGGATCGGAGAGAACAGCTTCGGTGCCGACGGTGTACCAGTGCATGTCCTGGCCGTCGATCTTGACGATGTTCTCGTGGATCCAGCAGATGTCGAAGTCGGTGAAGTCGTGCTTGTTGGTCGTGGAGTCCTGGCGCTTGTTCTCGCGTTGAAGCCGGATCGTGTCGTAGTAGGTTCTCGCAGAGGTCTGCAGCACGGTCTCGGGGACCGTCCTCCACTTTCCTTCTGCCATGCGGGTCTTCACGTCGCCGATATACATCGGGATCATGTGGATCAGGTATGGAGAAGACAGGACCGGCACGCGCCAGTCGCAGGCGGCGTCGAAGCGGAAGTTCTCGATCGGGATCAGATCGATCTTGGGACGGTTCAGGTTCTCGGTGGTGTTCACCTCCCAATACTGCTTGGAGATGCACACGCCTGGAACCATCGTTTCCTGATAGGCGCCGATGCACGTCAAGTACCACGGGATGCCGTGGGGCTGTGGCATCGTCAGTCGTTTCTGCAGGAGCGCCTTGTAGAAGGTCGCGGCCTTGTTGGCGAGCTTGTCGTCCGGGTCGTCGGGCTTGATGTTGAGGACGTCGACCGACGAGAAGAACGCTTCCGCGGCCTTGGCTTCGGCCTTCTGGACGAACGCCCGTGTCTTCGGCCGGAAGAGCTTGGAGCGGCCGGCGTATCCGGGGGAGAGGTACTTCGAGTTCGGGGAGTGGACCGACTGCCACTGCCTCAAGTCCTGGGCGATCTCGTTGCGGATGTTCGCGTCGAAGTAGTTCGTCGACGACTGGTAGGCATCGCGCGTGAGCTTGAGGATCCGGTCGTCTCCCGGTGCCTTGGCGACGTCGGTGCTCGGAGGGGTTTCGATCACGTCACGTCCCCGATGATGTTTCCCACTTTCTCCGGAAGCTCGGACCACTTGTCGAGGTCGAACCTTCCGCGATCCAACCGATACCGCTCGAGGATTTCGCCCGCGGCCATCTTGGCTCGAGCTTCGAGGTTCGACGAGGAGAACTCGCGGTTGATCTTGAGCAGGAACCCGTATCGAGAGGGGAGCATGAGGTTCTGGATCGTCAGAATCCCCTGGTCCCACTGGCAGTTGATGGCCCAGAGGTGTCCCGGGTACACGCGGTTGAGCATGTCGCCGATCGTCTTGGCGGTGACTTCGTCGGCCGCGTGGATCTTGTGGGTGCCGGGGTCAAGGAGTTTCATGCCAGGGGGTGCATTCCGAGTCGATGAGGTTCGCTTTCTGGTCGTCGGTGAGCCACATCCACTCGTCGCGCGAGTAGGCGAAGCGGACCGCTTCCGGGAGCGCCAGGTATGGGTCAGCCCGTCGAAGTCGAGACCACCGGAGGATACGGGCCGGGTCCATCGTCGAACTTGCGTCCGTTGGAGAACTCGTATCCTGGGTCTTTCCTGGGGGGCTGGAAGCCTGCTCGTGCGTTGGCAATCGCGACCTCCTGCGACCACAGCCGCGTGGACATCTTCACGTCTTCGGACACTTGGGCCTCCGATCGTCAATGTCGGGCCATCCCATCGGATCCCGGTACAGGATGGACATGAGGGTCTTGACCCACCACGCGAAGACGAGGTCGATCATCCCTTGCTCATCCCCACGGAATCCATGTGGTGGAACCCCTCCAGGGTCTTCGCCAGCCGGGCCTTCTTGCCGACCTTGCCGCCCTTCTTGGCGGCCGCGTCGACCATCTTCTCGGGGATCTTCTTGCCTTGCGGAACTCCCAGCGACTTGTGCAGTCCGCCGGGGTTCTTGATTGCGCCCTTGATCCAGTTCGCCATGCTTCAGGCTCCGTTGGGGGTGGAGGGGCAGACCCAGCCAGGGGTCGGCGGAGACGTCGCCGGCCGATGGACGGATAGCTTTCCAATGTCGAAGTTAGACACGTGGAGCTTCGCGACTCGTTCCTCGATGTCGAGCATCTTTCTTTGCAGCACCGACACCTCGGCCTCGAACAATTGGATGAACAGCAGCAGATCCGACTTCTTCATATCCCATCCTCGAAAACCGCGGGCTCGAGCCACTTCGGATCGACCACGATCGGCGCCGCGATGTCCATGTCGAAGAGCCGCGAGGCCGCGTCGAGGAAGTCGTCGTGCACGGAGAACGGGTAGGTGATGTACTCGGTGACGAACACCTTGTTCAGCGAGTACATCTTGCCTTCGTAGTCCTTGCGCCTGACGGGCTCGAACACGCGAAAACCTTGCCCGTCCTCCTTCGCCTTCACCTGTCGTGCGGTTTCCTTGCCCACGTAGGGCATGTGAAAGCGCTTCGCCTTGAAGTCCGGGACGAGCCGTTGGATCCGATCATATTTGCTGTTTTGCCCCTCCCGGGGCCACGCCAGTTCGACGATGTCGAATGCTTCCCCCTGGCGGATCATCTCCATCTCGAAGTATTCGAGGTCGGCCTGCATCCCGTACTTCTCGTAGCCCACCTTCACCGTCTGCACCCCGGGCACCCGCAGCCACGTCCTCCTCAACCCCTTCAGCGCCTCCCAGCGCTCGTTCAACTTCAGCCGATCGTAGACCCCGTCCAAGAGGAACTTGTTCCACTGCGCATCGACCCCGATCACCGCCATCGCGGTGTAGTCCGACCCCTTCTTCCTCGACGAGGCCGGGTCGCACATGATGTAGACGTTCAGGGTCGCAGGACGGATGTCCATGAACGACAACCAGTCCTGCTTGAACAGGGCTTCGGTCCCCGCCGCCGGGTTCTGGAGCATCTGAGCCGCAAGAACCCCAGGCAGCAGATCCCGCTTCTTGTCCGCCCACGCCTGCTCCGACAGAAAGACGGGTTTCCCCTCGACAATTCCCGTGTCCGTGGCCGCGTAGATCCTGGGTTTCGCGGACTTCCTCTCGATGATCGTGTGGTACGAGTCCGCAAAGTGATACCGCGTCCCGATGTGCCACTTCCGAATCCGCCCTTCCTTGTTCCTCGCCCCCAGGTTGTCCGACAAGCTCCACGCTTCCGTGGTCTTCGCGATCTGATCCGCGGTCCCCACACTCTCCAACGTCACCACGTCGTCGTACACCAAGAGCCCGAAGTGCGCGGACGTCGGCTGTCCATCCACCAGACCATGCGCCTCGATCGTCGACTCCTTCGGATTCCCATCCCTTCGGAGCACGAGCCCCTTCTCCTCACTCCACTGCGGCGCCTCCTTCGTCGGGTTCTGCCACAACACATCGGCATACACCCGCTTCAACGTCTCGTTGCCCTCGAACTCCCGCTTGATCTGCAGCAGGAACTTCCTCGCAATGGGCTTCGTGTGCGAGAAGATCCCCACGCACAAGTTCGGGTCGTTCAACACCTCCTGAATCACCCCCCCGAACGTGATGATCGTGCTCTTGTAGTGCTCCCGAGCCCACAAGTCCAAGTACCCGTCCGGATCCCGCTCCACCTCCCTGCATCGCGCGTACAACCAGGGATGCAGCATGTCCTTCCGCCCAAGCAAGACCACCAGCAGGAAGTACCGATCCGCCCGCCCAAGAGCCGCCTGTGCCCCGTCCTCGCCCCACTTCTTCGACAACCTCTCCAGAACGTGCTCCCACACCCCCAGCACGTCCTCGAACGGCACCGCATGAAGATCAGCAGCGAAGTCGGCAGGCAGCTTCAGCATCTACTCGTACCTCAAACACGAGAAGGTTGGAATTAGGGCAACTCGAGTCTGGAAAACTGAAAATTTCGCCGCTTTCGATTCACGGAAAGCCGATGGAAAACACAGGGCAGTCTGGGTTGCGGAAATCGGAAAATTTTTCTGGGCGGAAGTGGCAGACGGAGTCCCGGCAGAGAAGGGAGGGGGGATGAGGGTGTTTAGATAGAACCCCTCCAGGCCCAGGCCGAAGGTGGTCACCCGATCGGACCGGCGGGGGTCGCAGGAAAGGGTGGTACGGCCCCCTCGCGGTCCTGGCCCGCCCCGGGATCGACGGATTCAGCCTGGAGATCGGTCGCATTCGCCTTGCCCGACGTAGCCCGGATGGTCGCCGACAGCGCACGGAGCGTCTGGATCACCTCGGGCGTGTCCGCCTCGGCGTGCTTGGGCGGCTCGGACGGTTGGATGTCGGGGACATTCCATGCCTGCCGCTCCAGCTTGACCAGCTTCTCGAGCGCGGATGCCAGCCTGTCCACGGTAGCCGCACGCTCGGGTAGCGCCACAGCACGCAGCATCCGATTGCGCTGGCGGTAGTTGACGCGCGTGCTGCCATCGTCGTTCTCTATCGTGGTCTCTGCCTCGATAGCCTCCTGCACGTCGTCCATGTGCTCGGTCACGTCGGCGAGTTCGGCGAATAGGCGGCGCACGAGGTCACGGCCCGCGCCGATGTGCTCTTGGTGGCGCCCGACCACGGCGACGGTCGTCTGCACCATGACGGTAATGGCCGACCGCTGGACACTGGTGACCACTCCCTCGTCCGCCGGGTCCGTCTCGATCACCCCCTTGCGGATGGCCCGCCGGGCGAGTTGGTCGTGCGCCCTGGCCGACACCACGAGGGGCACGGTCGTGTCCACGCCGAGCGTCTTGAGCCGCTTGTAGACCGTCCGCAGGGCGCATCCGGCCTTCTGCGCGACCTCCTCCGGGGTCAGGGCACCACTCATCAGGAGCGGGTCGACTTCTGCCCACGGGATGCTTGTCTTTCTCCCCTTCCCCATAGCCCTTCCCTATCGCCCCCGCCCCAATGATAGGCGCCGCTCGCCCCTGTGCCCGCCCGATTGCCCTAATTGCCCCAATTGCCCTAATTCCAGTGCCCTAATTGTGCCCTAATTGGCGTGATGCGTCCGATCCACGCCACGCGAGGCACGTCCTGCGCCAACTATTTTGGCGTCCCACGCAGAAAGTGCTTGACACTACCACGCGCTGCGAGGAACATAGGACGTAGGGCGCCAATGCCCGGACATAGGAGGCTTCGATGAAAGGCGACAAGACCGCCACGCGGCGGGGGGCTACGGTCAAGGTGCTGGTCGGGGATCGGTTCGTGGTGCGCTCCAGGCACGCGCACAGGCCCGCAGGGGCGAAGTTGGCCCGGATGGCGGCGGAACACCGGGCGACGGGCGGGAGGGCGAAATGAGGCGTTCTGAGCTACTGCGCCGGGCCGAGGCGTACCTGTGGGATGGGTTCCTTCATGGGGACGGCGAGCGGTTCCTGTGCCCTCCGAGCCTGGAAGGCTGGCTGGAGGTTGAGCACGGGATCGACCCGAATTCCGACCTCGTGAAGCTCCAGGCCACCCGCCGTGCGTGGCTCGCGTGGATGGTGCGGTACTGGCAGGAGCGTGGGCAATGACCTCCTTCTACGACTACGACTCGGGCGGGCGCTGCCTGATCCTGCGGGCTGATCTGGACGAGGACCACTTCGTCCTGGCGACGACCGAGGACGGGTGCAACGCCCCTGTGGACGGCGAGCCTGCCTTCCTGGGGCTGTACCGGGGCGACCTCGACGAGAGTGTAGACGATCACGCGACGGATGCGTGGGACCGCGAGGCTGCGTTGGCGTGGATCGGGTCGCACTGGCACAAGCCGGGTGCGTGGACGATCTGCCCCCTGTGCAGCGGCGACGGCAAGCACTCGCTGGCGATTGACGGGCAGGGACTCACGTCCGAGGACTTCAACGACTGGACTTCGGACGAGTTCGAGGACTACCGGCGGGGCGCCTACGACCGCCAGTGCGAGGCGTGCAACGGGACGGGGAAGGTCCGCAAGGGGCACGCGGAGCGCGAGGCCCGCAACATCCGGCGGCGCTACAGCCTCTCCGACATCCAACTCATGTTCGACGGCGAGTGATCCAGCGCGCGCCCTTCCCCACGGGAGGGCGCCTGCGGGACCACTCCCGGCAACCCACCACAGGAGGCATCCATGAACCGCACCAATCACGTCCACACCCCCGAACGGCTGTCGCCCCAGGAGCGCGTCGCAGTGCTGATCGAGGAAGTGGACGAGCAACTGCGCAACGACTGGCTCGATCACGAGACGCGCGTGAAGGAACTGCGCTCGTTCCACCGGGATTACTCGGTGTTCGCCAAACGCGCTGTGAAGGGGCACTGACATGGGATGGACATTCTTCGTTCCCCCGGCGCCCGTGCGCTCCGCCCACGACCTGTGCGCGCTTGTGGACTCCGAGTTGGGGCGCGAACACATCGTCGCTTCGGCGATGGTCGGGCACGTCTACTACGGCGCGTATCGCGGGCGGCACGGCAACGTGATCGGTGTCGTCGTGCTCACGGAGCGTTCCGGCAACCAGATCGGCATGAAGATCATGAGCGAGGACATGGGGCCGATCTACTACGATTGCCCCGCCTCCGTGTTCCGGCACCTCACGCCCCTGGAACAGTGGCCGGAAGGCACGACGGCGTTCGCCCCCGGCTGGCGCCTGGAAGTGTCCAAGCGGCTCGACAAGCGGGTTGCCGCGTGATCTCCCCCAACACCATCGACAGGTACGTCGGCGTGGCCCTCGTGGGGGCCATTGCCGTCGTGATCCTCATTCTCTTGAACGGAGGGATGTGATG